GAGCAGTGGGCATCCGTGTTCTCTGATACACTGGTCAATGAGTTGAGCCGAGCCAAGAACGGCAACCTGAAGATTCAGGTGTTCGCCGTTCTGAAGCCGCCGTACGGCATGACGCTGTACGGATGCCGCGAGATCGTAGAGGCGCAGGCCACCTAAACCCCCGGAAGGCCCACCGTGTTGACGCAAATCCACGGTGGGCTATTTCACTACCTACTGAAAGGAACCCCAATGGCAAAAACACTTGACAGAATCTTTGAAGCGACAGCCGCATCCCGAGAACTGGAAGCATTGATCGCAAGCACGGCTGAAACAGGCGGCGACATCACCGAACTGGAATCCAAGATCGACGAACTGGCGCAGAAAGCGGAAACGCTGCCGCAGGCGATTGATGACCTGCTCTCGCTAGTCTCGGAGATCGAATACCGGGCATCCGCACGCAAGACCGAAGGCAAACGGCTCACCGACCGGGCCAAACAGGACGAGAAGGTGGCCGAGTGGTTCAAGGGGCAGGTGCTTCGCATCCTGCGTAGTCGCGGCACTGCGAAACTGGAAACTCCGAGGTTCAAGGCCACCGTCGCCCAACCCGGCGGCAAGCCTGCCATGGAGATTCTTGACGAAGTGCCGGATGAGTGGACAATCGCAGTAACCGAGATCGTTCCGGACAAGGAACGCATTCGGGAAGCACTAGAGAAAGGCGAAGTCTTGCCTTTCGCCCGTCTGATTCCCAAGGAACCGTATCTCCGTATCTCATAAGGACTTTTATGTACGCAACAGCAGCAGTATTGCCAGCAGTCATGACCGCACTCCGCAAGCGTGGATTCGAAACGCAGATTGTGAGTGGTGGTCGATCTTCAACGGAAATGGCCGTCAAGCGCATGACCTACTCCGCGATTCGACTTCTCACAGCCGAAAGCGCGAGCAGCACTGCGGCGATTCTCGGCCTAAACGCCGCATCCGCCAAGGACTACGAGGAAAGCATTCAAACTTTTTGGCACTCCGAAGCCGAGCGCAATCAATGGATTGACGATGTGGTCGGCGTATTGCGTGCGAATTATTCAGAGTCAGCCGAAACCCGTTGAACGAGAATCGTGAATGAATGGGGAGGGTGCGCCGCAAACGCAACCCTCCCCGTCACGCAGACCCAACATGACTATACCACCCGTTACCAAACCGTGGGCCTACCTGAAGTTCTATGGCTCTGACTTTCTCAACGCGACCGCATCTTGGACGATGGAGGAACGCGGCATCTATGTCACCCTGCTGTGGTACGCTTGGGTGAACGATGGCCTCCCCCAAGACATCGATAGGCTGGAACGCATGGCCGCAGGATGCAAAGTTGCTTGGCCGCTGTTTGAAACCAAGTTCCCTATCTTCCCTGATGGCAAACGGCGCAATCCTCGCATGGAGCAGGATCGCGATCCGTTCAACGAACGATCTAAAGCACTGTCAGATAGAGCCTTACGAGCGGCGAATGCGCGTTGGCATCCCGACGATGATGCTTCAAGCAATGCTTCAAGCATGCCCCAAGCATCCGACAAGCAATGCTTGACGCATCATAGTCAGAGTCAGAGTCAGAGTCAGAAGAAAACAAACATGGCCGCTCCGCTGTATACTCCGGAAGATACGGGGAAGGGGAAGGACACAGCCGATAACGAAACCGACCCGCCCACCCGCAAGGGAGGGAAAGGGAGGCCTGCGTCCGGACTGACCGGGGCGAACGACCCGGAAGCCTTGCAGGTCTACGAGACCTACCCACGGAAGGTCGGGCGAGGGGCTGGAGTGCGGGAGATCCAGCGTGCCTTGGATCGGCTTGAGGCGATCCTCGCCTGCGATCGGCCCAAAGCCGCCTCGGTGCTCATCGAAGCAGTCAAGGACTACGCCCGGACTGTCAACGGGACGGAGGCCAAATTCATCGCCCACCCCCGCACTTGGTTCAGCCAAGGCCGATGGGAGGACTATGTGTCCAAGATTCAAAGTGGCGAGCAGCAGCAATCTAGGAAATCTTCCGGGCCGATCTTCGCTGTGGAGTACTTGCGGCAACCCGCAGATTCACGGGCAAAGCCGACACTTGCCGAAGCGAGGTTCATGGATGCAGAGCAAGCCAAGTCATTTGCGGAACGGTTCGGTGGCAAGATTCGCACGCTTTAATTCAAGCCATGAACATCTTCTTCGTTGACCCAGACCCGGACATTGCTGCGCAGGCACTCTGCGACAAGCATGTCGTCAAGATGCCACTTGAATCGGCGCAAATGCTTTGCACTGCCCACCGCATCGTTGACGGCGATGCGTACGCAGACCGCATGGGTTTGTACAAGCCATCGTTCATCAATCATCCCTGCACGATTTGGTGTCGCAGCACTAACTACAACTACCGATGGCTGTTCATGCACTTTCGCGCGCTGCTGAACGAATACACGCATCGCTATGGACGAGAACACAAGTGTGGCGCACTTCTCGGCGCACTCGCCGTTGTTCCGGCCAAGATCGTTGATATTCCGTTCACGCAACCTCCGCAAGCCATGCCTGATGCGCAGCGCGTCGCCAACGACAGCGTCACTGCCTATCGCAACTATTACATTCACTGCAAGGGTGCTATCGCCAAGTGGAATCGTGTTCCGCAACGCATGCCCCAGTGGTACTGCTACCAATGACCAATGATCAATCGAAGAAACTCACGCTTCCGGACTGTGAGATTTGCGGATCGAAAGAAGGAATGTTCGTCATCCGGCGTGATGTGCTTCATGTCACGAAACACACTTGGGGCACGGAAGAACGATACGACTGGTTCTCTTGTTCGCAGTGCCGCATAAAACATCAGATCAAGACACTTCAATCGCAACTCAAACAACTGGAGCAAGATTATGACTGGGAACTTTGACATCGCCGCAGAACTGCGGGCGCGACACTCAAATGTGACTGGAGCAGATGCACGCATCACGCAACCCATCGTCGGCGCAACCATCTTTCTTGAAGCAGCAGAGGAAATCGAACGGCTTCGTGGAATGCTGGAAGTTCAGGACGAAATGATGAAACACTATGTGCTGGAGCGCGATCAGGCGCGACGATCACTCTGCGTGTTGGCAGCGAATGAAGATCACGCTGCGGCACGCGTCGCTGCTCGGGAATTGCAATGGGACTGTTTCAATGAGGACAGCAAATGAATGACATCGTAGAACGGCTGCGCGTGAAGTGGGAAATCATGGGAGACATGGCGAACGCCGAGCGCGACGAGGCCGCGTATGCAATCATCTGCCTACGCAACGAATGCGCGATGGAGGTGGCGCATACCAAGGAGATTCGACAGCAGGTGATGGAATTGCGTGCAGAGCGTGACGCACTGCGACGCACGCTTTCGAAGATGTTTATTGATCCGGTTGCGTTTGCAGAATCAAAGAATTGGGACTGTTTCAAGGAGAAAGCATGAGCAACTACCCATCGGGCGATTACACCTTCCCGGGCGATGAAACACCCGAAGAGCGCAGTGCGCGTAGGCGCAGGCAATACAAAGAATGGAAGGCCGACGAGGCCGACTGTGGACCGGAAGACAACGAAGACTGGAGCCGTGACGAACCGTGATCGAAATTGAACTGACGAATGCAGAACTCCTTCACGCTGGCATCATGGGCGTTATGCGTCGTGTGTCTTCGATCAAACGAGGCTTGAAACCGCAGTATGGATTCAACGACGAGAACCCGTGGCAGATCGACATTGAGGGTTCGTGCGGAGAACTGGCCGTCGCCAAAGCCTTGGGCATCTACGCATCGCTGGGACTCGACACCTTCAAAGCACCTGACCTGCCCGGAATGCAAATCAAGACGCGCAGCAATCACTCATACGAACTCATCGTGCGACCGCATGATGCAGAGGATCAGCACTTTGTGCTAGTGACTGGCAAGAACGGCAAATACAGAGTCCACGGATGGATTCTTGGAAAGGATGCCAAGCAGAAGAAATGGGAACAGACGCACGGTGGCAGGGATGCCGCCTACTTCGTGCCTCAAGATGTTTTGAAACCCATGGACGATCTGAAACCTTATCGTCTTGACTACGCCTGAAATCCCTGTCACGCTTTCAGAGCGGGTCGTGGCGGTAGTAGTTATGGAGGATGGCTACCGTCACACCCGCGACTATGCCGGACACCGTAACCATCACGCTTCCTATACCCGACCGCGTGCTTTCGCCGAATGCCCGTTGTCACTGGGCGGTCAAAGCGAAAGCGACCAAGCGCATGCGCAAGTGCGCGCTGGACGCGTGCTTCTTGGCATTGCGTGGCGTTGCTCCCGATTGGGTGAACGCGAACTGTCAAGTATCGTGGTATGCGAAGACGAATCGCAGGCGTGATCGCGACAACTGCCTCGCGAGTCTCAAGGCAGCGTTCGATGGCATAGTAGATGCAGGACTGTTGCAGGATGACTGTGGGCTGACGCATCTGCCCATGCTGATGCTTTGTGACAAACATTCTCCGCGAGTGGAACTAACCCTAACGCGTGAGTACTGATGAAGAAGCAGAAGCGACCAACCGAAATCGTCGTGCCCGGAGTCAAGAAGTACGGTGCAAAAACGCGTGGGTGGTCGGTCGAGCATCATGGAAGAAACATCCATGTCGTATCGGTCAAGCGTCCGCAGTTGAAACAGTTTGAACAGTGGATTCTGCTGCTAGCAGACAACCATCACGACAACCCATCTGCCGATCACGCGATGGAAAAAAGACTGCTTGATCAGGCAATCGAACGCGATGCGATCATCATCTCGGTTGGTGACACGCTCGACTTGATGCAAGGCAAGGGTGACAAGCGATCAGCCAAATCTGCCCTGCGATCCAGTCTGCTATCAGACTCTTACTTCGACAAGGTGATTGAGCAGGCCGCAGACTTCTACGCTCCGTACGCATCGCATTGGGCCGTGATGGCAACCGGAAATCATGAGTCTGCATGGGAGCGTCATCACGAATCTTCACCCACGCAACATCTTGTTCGCGCCATGAAGGACAGGGCCGAAAGTAATGTAGGGGCTGGAGGCTACGGCGGGTTCATCAAGTTCCAAATGCACCTTGGTGGCAATCGCTTGACCTACACTATGAAGTATCAGCATGGCACTGGCGGTTCGGGAGCGATGATGTCGTTTGGCGTGCTTGACACACGCAGAATGTTCTCTTGGCTTGAAGGCGTAGATTCGATCGTCATTAGTCACTTGCATACGAGCAATGTCGTAGGCGTGACCCGGCAGTTCCTGAACTGTCACAACGGTGTGTACCGAGTCGAGAATCGGCATTGCGATCTGATTCGCGTCGGCACGACCAAGGACGCATGGAAGGACGGAGCAGCCGGATGGGAGGTCGAGAAGGGGTTCGGCCCATCACCGATGCGGCAGAAGTGGGTTCGTCTGTTCATTCAATACGAACAGAGAAAGGACGAAGCCGGGATTCACGGCGTTCCGAGAATCGCTTGGGATGTCATCGATGCGCAATGAAATTGCCCTCACAATCGGCAAGCGCAAATGGCGAATCCGGTTCGTGTTAGCCAAAGAAATGCCAAGGGACTGGTTGGGAAGTTGCGATCACCCCCCGGGAAGGCATCCGACGATCAGCGTCCGTCGCGACCTAACCGACAGGCAGGCTTTGGAAATCGTGGCACACGAATGCCTGCACGCTGCCCTACCCGACTTGTCCGAGGAGGCTGTGACGGCTTCCGCTAGCGTTATTGGGCGTGCGCTTTACTCTTTAGGTTACAGGCGCAAGCCGTTAGTATCACCCGGCAAGGCAAATCCATGAGCGAGCAAACAGAAACGAAGTTGGGCAAGCAGGTTGGAGTGCAGACCGTTCTGCAGTTTATCCAAACCTTGGTATTGCTTGGAAGTGTTGCGGGTGTCTTCATGACCATCGGTCGCCGCGACGCGTCGCTTGACAATCAAGGCGAGCGCATCAAAGAATTGGCTGCGATCACTTCCGATCTTGCTCGCACAGTAAGCACTTTGTCGGCAACCGACCGCGAGTATTCTGCTCGCATCGACAGCATCCAGTCCCGCATCGACCGACTTGAAAGGAAGCCATAAATGGCCATCTCAATGATCTCCACCAATCAACCGTCCTTCGCAACTACTGGCCTCATCAGTTTGACATCGGCGCAGGCTTACGATGCCGCTAGCCCCACGCTGACCAAGCCCAGCACCACAGTCCAGTCTGCGCTGCTGTATGACATCGGCACGGACTACCCAAGCCTGCTGCGCTTGACCCCAATCGCAAGCCGTAATGATTTTACCTCGGGCTCGGTTGGCATGCGCGTAGTCGGTTGGAACTCGTACCTCCAAGCGGATGGAACAAAGGTTTATATTCCCACCGTGCTAGCGGATGTGGCCCTTGGCTACACCAGCGGCACGGTTGCCAACCTGTCCATTGACGGCGTGACCAACTATTTCTTCAGCAGCGCGACCATCGGCGCAGGCGTTCCGACCGTGAATGCCTACAGCCCTGCGACCGCTGCCACGACCAATGTGCAGCCCGCTAGCGTCATCGTGGATGCCGTCGGCTCGCAGTTGATCACCCTCCAGTTCAAGGCCACGGGAACCACGCCCAAGATGGGCGCATTCTGGGCGACGATCTAATGCGACCACGACCATTGCGACGGCTGAATGATCAAGTGTTGCCCCCGGCAGCGGGGGTATATGGATCTGCACAAGTCAGGACAATGCTGCAAGATGTCG